GAGCGCAGCGCAGCGGAAGGCGTTTTCTGCTGCCCAGGGCGCGATGCGCACGTCGTCGAGTAGCTGATCCATGACTTGCTTGCTCTTAGCCCGCATCGCGGCACACGCGGCTTCCAGGTCATCGTGGCTGGCGGCAGCGGTTTCTTCGCGGCAGCTGCGCACCAGGATGGTGAGTGCGGCGTCGGCGAGCTTCTTGGCCAGGGTGTCGAGGTTGGCGGTGTCCATCGTTCGTCCTTTCGAGGGGTGGTTGGCGTGACGTGATGAACGCGCTGTTCCCGATCAAAGCCAAGCTCAATCTGCACAAACGACGAACAAATGATTGAAGAAGGTGACGATGGGACTCTCGATTCGCGCCTACGCGCGCCACCGTGGCGTGTCGCACGTGGCCGTGAAGAAGGCCATCGACACCGGACGGATCACGCAACTGGCCGACGGCACGATTGATCCGGATGCCGCCGACGCGCAGTGGGCACAAAACACCTTGCAACCGCGCAAGGCCATCGTGCAGGAGGCTGTGCAGGAGGTGGAGCAGGAGGTAGCCAGTGCGGCCAGCACGACCAAGGAACTCCCGCAACGCGCCGTCGCCACGCCGCAACGTGAAACGCCAGAGGCGTCTGCGCCACCCTTGTCAGCAGGCGGAACGTCGCTGTTGCAGGCGCGCACGGTCAACGAAGTGCTCAAGGCCCAGCTCAACAAGGTGGAGCTTGCGCACCGCAAAAAGGAGCTGGTCGATCGGGCCCAGGCCGTCGCCCATGTGTTCAAGCTGGCGCGCATCGAGCGCGATGCCTGGCTGAACTGGCCTGCACGCGTCTCCGGGCAAATGGCGTCCACCCTCGGCGTCGATGCTCACCTGATGCACGTCGCCTTGGAAGCTGCCGTGCGTGAGCACCTGATCGAACTGGGCGAGCTGCGCCCGCGTGTGGACTGATGATGGAAAACTACGAAGGCGCACAGGAGATCGAACGGGCGTGGCGCGATGGCTTGACGCCTGATCCGCTACTCACCGTGTCCGAATGGTCGGATCGGCACCGGATGCTGTCTTCCAAGGCGTCCGCCGAACCCGGGCGCTGGCGCACCAGCCGCACGCCGTACCTCAAGGCCATCATGGATTGCCTCTCACCCACGTCGCCCCTCGAGCGCGTGGTGTTCATGAAGGCGGCGCAGCTGGGTGCCACCGAGATGGGCAGCAACTGGATCGGCTACGTCATCCACCACGCGCCGGGGCCGATGATGGCCGTGTGGCCGACGGTGGAAATGGCCAAGCGCAACAGCAAGCAGCGCATCGATCCGCTGATCGAGGAATCGGCGGCGCTGGCGGAACTGATTGCCCCGGCGCGCAGCCGGGATTCCGGCAACACCATTCTGGCCAAGGAGTTCCGGGGCGGCGTGCTGGTGATGACCGGCGCGAACAGCGCCGTCGGTCTGCGCTCGATGCCGGTGCGCTATCTGTTTTTGGACGAGGTGGACGGCTATCCGCTGGACGTCGAGGGCGAAGGCGATGCGATTTCGCTGGCGGAAGCGCGCACGCGCACCTTTGCCCGGCGCAAGATCTTTATCGTCTCGACGCCGACGATCTCGGGGGCATCTGCCATCGAGCGCGAGTACGAGGCCAGTGACCAGCAGCGCTACTTCGTGCCGTGTCCGCACTGCAACCACCGGCAGTGGCTGCGTTTCGAGCAGTTGCGCTGGGACAAAGGACTGCCCGCGACGGCAGCCTATATCTGCGAGGCCTGCGATACAGCGATCTCCGAGCACCACAAGACCTGGATGCTCGAGCGCGGCGAATGGCGGGCAATGGCCCTGGAGAATGGAGTCAAGACGGCAGGCTTTCACCTGTCGTCGCTGTACTCGCCGGTTGGCTGGCGTAGTTGGCGTGAGATCGCCGCCGCGTGGGAAGCCGCCGTCAGCAAGGAATCCGGCTCGGCGGCCGCCATCAAGACCTTCAAGAACACGGAACTGGGTGAGACCTGGGTCGAGGAAGGCGAAGCGCCCGACTGGCAACGGCTGGTCGAGCGCCGCGAGGACTACCGTGTCGGCAGCGTGCCAAGCGGTGGCCTGCTGCTGGTCAGCGGCGCGGATGTGCAAAAGGATCGCATCGAGGCCTCGGTCTGGGCCTTCGGGCGTGGCAAGGAATGCTGGCTCATCGAGCACCGCGTGCTGATGGGCGACACCGCTCGCGACGCGGTGTGGAAGGCCCTGGCGGCGATGCTGGCCGAGCATTGGACGCACGCCTCTGGCGTGGCGCTGCCGCTGGCGCGCTTCGCCCTGGACACGGGCTTTGCCACGCAAGAAGCCTACGCCTTCGTGCGCGCCTGCCGTGATGCGCGGGTGATGGCAGTCAAAGGTGTGGCGCGCGGCGCGGCCTTGATCGGCACGCCGACGGCAGTGGATATGAGCCAAGGCGGCAAGCGGCTGCGACGGGGCATCAAGGTCTTCGCGGTGACGGGCAGCATCGCCAAGCTGGAGCTGTACAACAACCTGCGCAAGAACGCCGATGTCGAGGACGATGGGCTCACGATCCGTTACCCCACCGGGTTCGTTCACCTGCCAAAGATCGACGCCGAGTTCATCCAGCAGCTGTGTGCCGAACAACTGATCACCCGCCGCGACCGCAATGGCTTTCCCGTGCGCGAATGGCAAAAAATGCGCGAGCGCAACGAGGCGCTGGACTGCTACGTCTACGCCCGCGCCGCTGCTGCGGCGGCGGGCCTCGATCGCTTCGAAGAACGCCACTGGCGCGAACTGGAGCGGCAACTGGGCGTTGCTCCCCCGCCAGATGAGCCGCAGCCCATCCACAACATCGAATTGAACGAGGCCACTCCACGAAACATCGGGGGTGGCCTCACTGCTTCTGGCCAGCGCTCTACCGGTCGGCGCGTGATCCGCAGCCGCTGGTTGCGCTGAGCGCTACCTATCTCTTCACTGATTTGCAAAGGAAACTCCATGAGTCTGAGCACCCGCATCGAAAGCCTGGTGATCCGCGTCGCGCAAGAGTTCAACGACGTGCGCGCCAAGGCAGGGCACCTGGCGAGCCTGAGCACCACGGACAAATCCAGCCTGGTGGCCGCCATCAACGAGTTGCAGGCAGCCGTGGTGACGGCCACGGCCATCGACGACCAAAGCGCCGCGAGCACCAGCACCTACTCCTCGGTCAAGATCGTCGGCCTGCTGGACGCCCTCAAGGCAGAAATCCTGGGCGGGGCGGATGCCGCCTACGACACCCTGCTCGAAATCCAGCAGTTCTTGCAGGGCGAGGTCGGCGGGTTGGATGCGTTGCTGGCGGCGGTACACAACCGCGTGCGCTTTGACGCGGGCCAGGAGCTCACGACCGAAGAGCAACAGCAGGCACGCAGCAATATCGGCGCTGTGGGCCTCGATGAACTGGGCAACCCGGACACCGACTTTGTCGCCGTGTTGGAAGGGGCGCTGCTCTGATGGGCCTGTCTGCGCGCATCGCCCAGCTGGCAGGGCGCATCGGCCTGGAGCTCAAGTCCAAGGTCGATGCCAGCCACCCTGGCGTCGCCCAGGCCTGGGTGTGCTTTGGCTATGTCGGCAGCAAGGTGCTGGTGCGCGCGGCTTACGGCGTCTCGAGCGTCACGCGCCTGGGCTCCGGGCGCTACCGCGTGAACTTCTCGCCAGCGCTGCCGGACGCCAATTACTGCTGGCTTGCCCTGGCGCGCAGCAACGTGGACAGCGGCACTCAGCGCCTGGCGATCGTGCGCGCCAGCACCGACCTCAAAACCTCGCAATACGTCGATATCGCCTGTGCCACCACGGCGGCAGGCTTTGCCGACTCCGCAGAAATCAACCTCGTGGTGTACCGCTGATGGCCTATACAGAAACCCAACTCCAAGCGCTCGAGGCGGCCCTGGCCCAAGGCGAGCGGCGCGTGTCCTTTGGCGACAAAACCGTGGAGTACCGCACGGTGGAAGAACTTCAGGCCGCGATCCGCGAGGTGCGCAAGAGCATCTCCCAACAGGCCAGTGCCACCGGGCTGTGGCCGGGGCCGACGCGCCAGATCCGCGTCACCACCTCCAAAGGTTTCTGAGCCATGGGCTGGATCTCCAAAATCCGCACTGCCTTTGCTTCCGCCCCGGTGCATGAGGCCTCGGGTCGTGGCAGGCGCTCTCTCGCCTGGGCCCCAGGCAATCCGGGTGCGGTGGCCGCGCTGCTGGCCAGCGGCACCGAGCTGCGCGGCAAAAGCCGTGACCTGGTGCGCCGCAACGCCTGGGCGCAGGCGGGCATCGACGCCTTCGTCGCCAATGCGGTGGGCACCGGCATCAAGCCGCAGAGCCTCTCGGGCGACGAGCAGTTCAAGGCCCAGGTGCAGGCGCTGTGGCGCGACTGGGTGGAAGAAGCCGACGCTGCAGGTCAGACCGACTTCTATGGCCTGCAGGCGCTGGCGTGCCGGGCCATGCTCGAAGGCGGCGAATGCCTGATACGGTTGCGCCCGCGCCGCCCGGAGGACGGGTTGGCCGTGCCCCTGCAACTTCAGTTGCTGGAGCCCGAGCACCTGCCGATGCACCTGAACACCGACTTGCCCGCTACCGGAGGGGCTTCCAGCCCAGGTAACGTGGTGCGCTCCGGCATCGAATTCGACAGCCTGGGGCGGCGCGTGGCCTACCACCTGTACAAGTCCCATCCCGAGGATGGGCGGCTGGCGCCCATGTCCGGCCAGGGCGGGCTGGAGACGGTGCGCATCCCCGCTGCCGAGATCATCCACCTGTTTCGCGTGCTGCGCCCAGGACAAATCCGGGGCGAGCCGTGGTTGTCGCGTGCCCTGGTCAAGCTCAACGAACTCGATCAGTACGACGACGCCGAGCTGGTGCGCAAGAAAACCGCCGCGATGTTCGCGGGCTTTGTCACGCGCCAGAACCCCGAGGACAACCTGCTGGGCGAAGGCGCGGCGGGCGCCGATGGCATTGCGCTGGCGGGGCTCGAGCCCGGTACCTTGCAGATTCTGGAGCCGGGCGAGGACATCAAATTCTCTGACCCGGCCGATGTGGGTGGCTCGTACTCCGAGTTCCTGCGTGTGCAGTTTCGGGCGGTGGCCTCGGCGCTGGGCATCACCTACGAGCAGCTCACGGGTGACCTGACGGGGGTGAACTATTCGAGCATCCGCGCCGGGATGCTGGAGTTCCGCCGCCGCTGCGAAATGATCCAGCACAGCGTGCTGGTGCATCAGCTGTGCCGCCCGGTGTGGGCCGCGTGGATGAAACAGGCCGTGCTCGCCGGGGTGCTCGATGCACCGGGCTTTGCGCGTGGAGGCCCAGCGCGCCGCCGCCAGTACAGCCAAGTCAAATGGATTGCGCAGGGCTGGCAGTGGGTCGATCCGGAAAAAGAGTTCAAGGCCATGCTGCTGGCGATCCGCGCGGGGCTGATGAGCCGCTCCGAAGCCATCTCGGCCAATGGCTACGACGCCGAGGACATCGATAGAGAAATCGCCGCCGACAACCAGCGCGCCGACGAGCTCGGCCTGATCTTTGACTCCGACCCGCGCTACACGTCCAAGGACGGCGGCAGCGCCGAACCCAACCGAAACGCCGTCACCCCCGGCGCGACACCACCATCCGGCAGCCAAGTGTCTGCCTGAAGGACTCCCCATGACCTTGCTGCCGCACTTGGCGGCGCGCCTGTTTGGCGTGCCGCTGGCCATTCATCGCCCCAAACTCGACGTCATCCTCTCCGTGCTCGGGCCCCGGGTCGGCATGGCGGATCTCGCCACTGCCCCAGGCTTGACGCCGCCCCAGCGTCCATGCGGCACTGCGCCCGGTTCACCTCCTGGCGTGGCCGTCATCCCCATCCATGGCACGCTGGTGCGCCGCACCGTGGGGCTGGAAGCCGAATCAGGGCTGACCAGCTACGCAAACCTCACCGCCCAACTGGATGCAGCTATTGGCAATCCAGCAGTGTCTGCCATCTTGCTGGACATCGATTCGCCAGGGGGCGAGTCCGGTGGCGTATTCGATCTGGCCGACCGCATCCGATCCGCCAGCCAGATCAAGCCCATCTGGGCCGTAGCCAACGACATGGCCTTCTCGGCCGCCTACGCACTCGCGTCCGCCGCCAGCCGGGTGTTCGTCTCGCGCACCGGCGGGGTCGGCTCGATTGGCGTCATCGCCATGCACCTTGACCAGTCCGAGAAAGACGCCAAGGACGGCGTTCGCTACACCGCCGTGTTCGCGGGCGAGCGCAAGAACGATCTGAACCCACACACGCCGATCAGCAGCGAAGCCCACGCGCAATTGTTGGCCGAGGTCCATCGCATCTACGGCCTGTTCGTCGAGACGGTGGCCCGCCACCGAGGGTTGGAGCCCTCCGCCGTGCGCGGCACCGAAGCCGGATTGTTCTTCGGCCCGGCTGCCGTGGCCATGGGCCTGGCCGATGCCGTCGGCAGCTTCGACGATGCGCTCGGACAACTCGCTCAATCCGTTTCCCCTAACCCGACGGCGGTGGCTGCCAGCACCCGTGCGGGCTATTTTTGCAATCACCCCAAGGAGTCATCGATGACTGATCGATCCGAACCTGTGGCCCTGGCTGGGCCCGATCCTGCTACCTCTCTTGCTGATCCTCCTGCTACTGCACCAACTGCCGCCGCCCCGCTAGCGATCGATGCTGCAGTGCCAGCGCCTCCAACACCGACCAACGACAGCGCCCTGGAGATCGCACAGCTGTGCCAGCTGGCAGGTCGCCCGGAATTGATCGTCGGTTATTTGCAGGCGGGAGCCAGCACCGAGCAGGTGCGCAACCAGCTCCTGCAGGCGCAGGTCGAGGCCTCGCCCGAGATCAGCAGCCGCATTGCCCCCGACGCGACCGGTACGGCGACCGGAGCAGGCCTTGCCGCACCCCAAAGCAACCCCCTGATCGCCGCTGCCCGGCACATCGCGGCGCAAACCCATGCCCATTGGAAGGAGTCTTGAATGCCCCCCGTCCTCGTTGAACCCATGAACTTGGGCGATCTGCTCAAGTACGAAGCGCCCAGCCTGTACTCGCGTGAGCGCGTGACCATCGCCGCCGGACAAAACCTGCCCTTAGGCACGGTGCTGGGCAGCGTCACGGCCACTGGCAAGTTCAAGCAGCTCGACCCCACGGCCAGCGACGGCACGCAGGTGGCCTGCGCCGTGCTGCTGCAGGCGGTGGACGCCAGCCTGATCGATCGCGACGACGGTCTGGTCGTTGCGCGCCACGCCATCGTCGCCCACCACGCCCTGGTGTGGCCCGACGCTATTGCCAACGCCGAACAAATCGCCGCCATGGCCCAGCTGGCCGCGCTGGGCGTTCTCGTGCGCCAAGGAGCCTGACCATGAACAATCCGTTTACCAATCCCGCCTTCTCGGTATCTGCCCTCACGGCAGCCATCAACATCCTGCCCAACCGCTACGGGCGGCTGGAGTCCTTGAACCTGATGCCACCCAAGCCGGTGCGCCAGCGCCAGGTCATCGTCGAGGAGATGAACGGCGTGCTCAACCTGCTGCCCACGCTGCCGCCGGGCTCTCCCGGTACGGTGGGTGTGCGCGGCAAACGCAAGCTGCGCTCCTTCGTCGTGCCGCACATCCCGCACGACGACGTGGTGCTGCCCGAGGAGGTGCAGGGCATCCGCGCCTTCGGCTCGGAAACCGAAACCGAGACCATCGCAGGCGTCATCGCCCGCCATCTGGAGACCATGCGCAACAAGCACGCCATTACGCTGGAGCACCTGCGCATGGGCGCGCTCAAGGGCGTGATCCTGGACGCCGACGGTTCGGTGCTCTACGACCTGTTCGATGCCTTTGGCATCACGCCGCAGGCGGTCAACTGCCAGCTGGGCAATGCGGGCACCAACGTCAAGGGCAAATGCACGGACGTGCTCGCCGCCATCGAGGACAACCTCAAGGGCGAGTTCATGAACGGCGTGCATTGCCTGTGCTCGCCCGAGTTCTTCGCCGCGCTCAC